GTATGGTTTTGTTTTAAATTTATAGTTCATAATTTTTCTTCTTTCTACTTGACAAGATAACATTTATAACTATATTGTCAAGCATGAAAGAAAATAAAGTTTATGTCATTCAAACAATTGCTGGTACTGCAGAAGGTAGACCTAAAATAAATATTATGGGCGCATCAAAATATGGTGAGTTTGTTTTTTTATTACCGGAACTTTCTCAAATAATATTTTCTCCTGGTCCATTAATTTTTAAACTTAGAAAAGCTTTAAAAGATTTTACGACAGAAGATCATTTATTATTAACTGGAGATCCTGCAATTATTGGTGTGGCCTGTTCGATAGTTTCTGACATGACTAACGGTAAATACAATTTACTAAAATGGGATAAACAAGAAAGACAATATTATCCTATTCAAATTAACTTATATGAAAGAGGAAAGATAGATGAGTAATATAGACTTTGAGAAAGACCAAACAAAAATGTTAGGGAAGACTGAAAACATTCAGTCACTAGCAGATCAAGTGGAGAAATTAAATTTTTTAGATCAAGAAGTAGAAATACTAGAAAAAAATCTAAAACAAAAAAAGAAAGATTTTGAATATCTATCGGGAGAAGTTATTCCAACCATGATGGCTGAGATGGGTTTGTCTCATCTTAAACTTATGGATGGTTCTTCAGTAGATGTAAAACCAAATTACAGCGCAAACATTACTATTGCTAATAGAGATGCTGCGTTTAACTGGCTTCGTAACAATGGACTAGGAGATATAATCAAAAACGAGATATCCGTATCTTTTGGTCGCAACGAGGATAACAAGGCCGCTGATTATGCGAACCTTGCAGCAGAGCGTGGGTATCAACCAACACAAAAGTTGAAGGTTGAGCCCATGACTCTCAAAGCGCTAGTTCGGGAGCGTATTGAAAACGGCAAAGAAATGCCTACCGAGCTTTTCAACGTATTCGTTGGAAATAAAACAACAATAAAAAGGAAACAATAAACATGAACCAAGTAATAAAAAAAGAAGAAGCAGGCGCGTTAGCTACAAATATGTTTGAAGCTGATGCAAATCATGGCATAGAAAATATGTCGCAAGAAGACCTTGCATTACCTTTTCTAAAGGTGTTAGGACAACTATCACCGGAAGTTAATAAGACACATGCAAAGTATAAAGTCGGTGCTGAACCTGGTATGATTTATAATACAGTTAGCGGTCAATTTTTTGATGGCTCTAAAGGTATTGACATTATCCCTGTTCATTATCAAAGACAGTTAGTAGAATGGCAAGATAGGGGAGCCAGTACAGGCGCTCCAGTTGCAATTCATAACGCTGAAAGTGATATCATGAGTAAAACAACTCGTGATAAATCTTACAAAGATAGATTACCTAATGGTAACTATATCGAAAACACAGCAAATCATTTTGTGCTTATGTTAGGGGATTCACCTACAACAGCATTGATTTCTATGAGAGCTACTCAATTAAAAATTAGTAGAAAATGGAACTCAATGATGATGGGAATTAAACTACAAGGTAAAAATGGTATGTTTACTCCGCCTACATATAGCCACATTTACAAACTAAAGACTGTTCAAATGTCAAATGACAAAGGAACATGGTATGGTTGGGATGTGTCACAGGTAGGTCCGGTATCAGATAAAAGTATCTATGATATGGCTAAAAATTTTGCAGAGCGTGTAAGCGCAGGTGAGATTGCAGCTAAACCTGAAAATCAAGAACAACCAAAAACAGATAAAATAGTTTTATAAGTTTCTAGGAATTGGGCGGCGAAGCGAGAGTGGATCCGCCCATCATAAAATTATGAATGAAATTAAAAACCTAAATAAAGGTCCGCTTACGTATGAGGACTGGTACGATCTTGGCTATACTCTGGTGCCTTGTGAGGGAGGCAAGCCTACAGTTAAAAAATGGAGTGATGCCGATTTTAAAATAAAGAAAGAAGAATGGAAAAACAAACATTTAGATAAAGAAATAGGATTAAGATTAGATAACGTAGTTGATTTAGATCTTGATAACACGCGCGCAAAAGTTTTTGCACATAAATATTTAACAAATTGTGGCACTATATCCGGTAGAGAACATAACCCTACAAGCCATTATTGGTTTAAAGCAAAATTACCGGCACAGAAATTTTCATTACCAAAAGACCTTGAAAGATATGTTGAACATGCGGCACATGGACAAACTTTATGCGAAATAAGAAGTACTGAGACTTGTTATACAATCGTTCCAGGATCATTACATAGTAAACATAGAGAACATGTAAGATGGGAAAAGTATGCAGGCTTTAATGAATATGTAGGCGACTTAAATAAAATTTTAAGAAAAATATCTTTAGCTACTGCTCTATCAATTTTATATGCACCTAAAGGTCAAAGAGATGAATATTGTACAGCTATTGCTGGAGTTTTAATTAAACAAACGGATTGGGACGATACTGAAATCAATGATTTTATTTATGACATTGCAGTAGAATCTAATGACGATGAATCTGAAAATAGAAAAAATAAAGGTTCAACAACAAGAAAATCTAAAAAACCATTCGGCATGCCTAAACTTGCAGAAATAATTGAATGCAGGATTGAAAGTGTTGCAACAATATTCAGTTGGATAGGCGTTCAAGATAAAGCTTTAGTTGAAGTTAAACAAATAGCGGACGATTCAATAGGAGATATTGTTGAGTATGGTCAAGATAGATATAAAATACGAGTATCTGGTAATTTAGAAGGCGTAGCATTTACTAAAACTATTACAGTTGATGGACCAACGCTCATGAACCAGGGAAAATTTTATGATGCGGTTATAATTCAAGCTGAAGTTTGGCTACCTAAAATGAAAGCAGCCCAATTTGAGGAAATAATGAAAATGAAATTTGAATCCAGAACTAAATCAAAAGACTACGTAGAAGAAGCGGACGAATCTTTTGTATTTAAAAAACATTTTATTAATTATATTAAAATTAAAAAAGCCTTCACAGATAAAGAGCAATTAGTTAACTATGGGAGTCCTTATTTTAATCAACAAAATAATCAATTAGAATTTAATTTAGATGAATTTGAAAGTTACTTACAAGAACAAAGAATAAATCATAAACGAGTAGATCTTGTTTTAAAAATTCAAGACATATTAAAAGCCACTAAAAAAAATGGTAAATACAAAAATAAATCTTTGGTGTCTTGGGTAATCGATAATCATAAAATTGAAAATGAAGATCTTATGGTAGAAGGAACTAGTGAAGAAGTTAAGGAGGTAAATTCTGAACGAGCCTAGATTTATTGCAGGTCCTCCAGGTACCGGTAAAACTCACAAATTTATTGTGGATACCTATATGAAAGCTTTAGCAAAATATACTCCTGAAAAAATTATAATTTTATCTCACACTAATATAGCTGCCAATGAAATTAGAGATGCTATTTTTGATTTAAAAAATTTAAAAAATGAAGAAGGAAATTATACATTTCCACAATTACGAGGAATTACTAAAAAAGCAATGAAATATAGAGTATGTACTATTCATACTTATTGCAAAAGTAGATTATTAAAAAAAGAAGTGTTTAAGTTACATAATCATAAAGAATTAATAAACAAAGATAGTCGTTTTAATCTTCACAGGGAAGATGACATAAAACGTAAACATAGATTTTATAAATACTTATCAGACGCTGACGGACATGGAGAAACTTTAGATAAGTATTGGATTAAATGCGATCAAAAATCTTTTGAGCCTTACAGTTTAAAATTGATTAAAGAGTTACTTCCACTTTATGAAAAATATAAAAAGGATAAAACTCTTTGTGATTTTTCAGATATGGTAAATAATTTTACACGTCAAACGTATAATGAAAAAACTAAACAGTGGGAAGATGACGTAAAAGATCCAGATATAGATATGTTAATTATAGACGAATGTCAGGATTGTAATGTACCCCAAAGAAAAGCTATTGATAAAATGGCAAGAAACGTAAAAGAAGGACATTACTATTTAGTCGGAGACGCAGATCAAACCTTATTTGAGTATTCAGGATCAGATGCAGAATATTTTCACAACTTAGCTGCAAATCCTTATTACGAATTAAAAAATGGTAATAGATGTGGTGAAGCTATTAATACGTATTGTAAATCAATTATAATGGATGTTTGGGATCATTATAAATCTCATAGAGTGTGGACTCCAGCAAAGTATAAGAAGGGCCCTAACGAAGACGAAGTTATTAAAGGAAAAGGTTATTATTTACCAGATTTAAAACCATCAGGACATTTAGATAAACTTTTAGATAAAATTAAAAATACTGAGGAAACATTTCTATTTACTTATAGAGGAACTCCAAGCGATGTACGTTGTACAGATTTTCTTATAGCACAAGGTATAGAATTTGCTCCAGTAAGTAAGCCTCCATTTGTAATTAAAAAAGAATTAAGGGCTCACAAATTATGGCCAGATTTTATTAAAGGTATTCCAATGGATCTTACTTTGATAAAAAATTTTTGTGAATATTTAAATAAGGATTTGATTGTCGGAGATAGATCTAAAACAGTAGAAACTCTTAAAACATGGATTAAAACAGATTACACTGTAGATTATTTAATAGATAAAAAATTATTAAAGTCTAGTTGTAAAGGTCATAAAGATTTTGATCTTATAAGAGCGCCAGTTAACAAACATAAAGAAAGAATGAAATATATAAAAAGGGTTTTACATAACGGTTTTGATTTTGATAAAAAAGTTAGAGTTGAATATGCAAACATTCATACTGTTAAAGGTTTAACATATGATAATGTTATTGTTGACGAAACTGTCGTTAATAAAGATCCTTATTTTACTTCACTAAGACTACAATACACTGCATACAGCAGAGGGATTTTTGACTATTGGAGATTAGCAAAAATGCCCGGAAAATACTTTACAATAGGAAAAAAAAATGAGTGCTTATAAAAAACAAGTAGGAGGATCACATTATAAAGATATGATTATTCAACCCGCAGACTTTATTAATAAAAACAAATTACTTTTTGCAGAAGGAAACGCAATTAAATATATCTGTAGACATCAGTCGAAAGGTAAGTTACAAGACATAGAGAAAGCTATTCACTACTTAGAAATGATAATAGAAAGGGATTACAAATAATGTGTACAGTTCCACAATTAAAAGATCTAGATTTAACTGATATAGATACTGTTGCAATTGACTTAGAAACTTATGATCCTAATTTAAAGACAAAAGGATTAGGGGCTGTAAGAAAAGATGGCTTTGTTACAGGTATAGCAATCGCTACTAAGAACCAGACTTTGTATTTCCCTATTGCTCACCACATGACTGATAATTTAAATACCAAAGAAACTTGGACCTATTTAAATGAAAAGATTTTTCAAAACAAAAACATACGTAAGGTATTTCATAATGCTATGTACGATGTCTGTTGGATTAGATCGGCAACTGGAGACATGCCTCAAGGAGAATTGTTAGATACTATGATTGCAGCATCAGTTATTGATGAAACTAGAATGAGATATTCACTAGACTCTATAAGTAAAGATTATTTAAATGAAACTAAATACAAATATGATTTAGCTGAAAAAGTTTTAGAGTGG